GATGTACCTACTGTAAATCCAACCAATCTGGCTAAATCAAAAGCAAATCCAGAGTTAACAAAATCCCGTGTTGGAACCAAAATTCCAATGGTCTTACTATCCATTAAACTTCTCCAGGTCTTGTGCGAAATGCACGATTATCAGGGTCATTGAGCCAACGCTTCATATAAGCTTGGTCATCAAGTTTACCTTCGGCTTTCATTTGATAATACAAAGCCATTGGGATAGATGCCACATGGTGCATATCTCCATTCCAATTAGCCCGTTCATCAAAAGAATTAAATCTCTCTTTGTTGGCTTCTACTACTTGTGTAGCATCAATAATTGTCTCAATGGTTGCCTCATCTTTGTCAGCATCGTAATGCCAAAGCTTTTTGGTTCCCATTTCTGAGTTGATGTCAAAGATTTTTGTGGTCATATAAAAAAAGGGAGGGTTATTAGCCCCCCCTTTAGATTTCAGATTAGCTCTGAATTGTAGAGTTCAGGTCATAGACAGCGCCATGAGCCTTCTCGTTTTTGATCTTCAAGCCCCACTCGCACAAGAGCATACGCTTCTCAGCATCACCAGTCTTAGCCAGTTCAACTGTCTGGAAGGGACGCAGGAAAGCAACGCTTGCGTACTCAGGATCAAGCACGAAAACATCACGCTCACGTTGGAAGCGGTTGGCAACAATACTCACGTTACCGAAATCGGAAACATAAATATCTGCGGCCCCGATGATGGTGGAAGGCTTAGGACCAGTAACGTTGAAACGCTGACCAGCAATACCAGCCATCTTAGACAAGTTCTGCTTGTTAACAGGACCAGCCATAACGATAGATGGTGAACCGCCTTCTGTCCACACCTTCTGAATTACGTCTTTCAGCAATGTCTCGCTGAACGAACGCAAGTTAGTAGTTGTAGCATCAGTACGAGCTGCATCAGGAATGGTTGTGTATGAAGGATCACCACCACCAGAGCCTTCGTTTGTATTGGTCTTCAAGAAGGCCAACAAAGCGCCAGACTTACGAGCGGAAGATGTAGAACCAGCGGCAGCGGCTTGGTTAGCCAACATTGTGGCCTCCATGTCGCGCTTAATTTCCGCAGATTTTTTAGCCATTTGGTAGCTCAACTCAGAGCGACGACCTGCTTTGTCAACAGCTTCCAAAGTGCCAGCAATGATTACATCCTTACGGCTGATCTGGGTGTAGTTGCCCAAACGAACTGTAGCTGTAACTGCTGTGAAAGAAGTGATGTCATCACCTTCGATCTGGGCATTGGTAGTAACCGCAGCGGCCAAATCATCTGTCTGCCATTCAAAGAATGTATTGGTGACGTTTTCACGACCAATGTTAGACATGAATGGAGTCTCTTCTGGAGAGATCTGATAGATAACGTTTGAAAGATCTTCCCGAACGCCTTTAGCGTCAAATCGGGTATAGGTATTGGTAATAGCAGCCATGATAATTCCTTAAATGAATTTTTCGAAAAGGGATGCGGCATCTCTGACGCTTCCAGTTTGTGCAAGACGCTTTTTTGCGTTATTCAATTCACTCGACTTAGAACCTACGCTACCCGCTGAACCAGGAGTGACCATCTTGGGTGCTTTTTTGATCTTTGCTTGGAACTCAGGACGCTTACTCATCATCTGGTCATATTTCCACGCTTTGTGAAGCGTAAGCAATGCACGAGAATCAGTAATCGTATTCAGTTCCTGTTCAGAAAAGCCCAACTTTTGACCATACTCCAACAAAGCAACGCCTTCCGCTTTGGCCTTATCTGGAGAACTCCACTCAGGAATTTTCTCCTTCAAACTAGCAATTTCTTGAGCCATTGTTTGTTGCAATTGTCTTTGCTCTTCAGCTTGTCGCATTTGAAAGAGCCGCTCTTGCTCTGCTTGTACTGCGTATTTCTGTTGTTGCCTACGCTGATGTGATGTCCATTGACGGGCATATTCAGTCGGGTCTTCAACTTCTAAACGATTCCAATCAGGCTCTGGAGGCTCAAACTCCTGCAATTTTTGCTGTAATTGTCCTAATATCTGAGCGTATGTTTGACGCTCTTCACGTACTTGTAGAAACTCAGACTCGACTAATTTGCGCTCTTCTGCTAGTTTCTGCGTTTTCCGTGTGTAGTCGGCTTCGCGTTGATAACCTCGGATCAGTTCATCCTTCGGGACTTCGATTTCTTTACCATCAACTTTGACGATAAACTTCTGTTCCCTAGGAGCTTCTTCTTCGGCCTCTTCGTCTTCGCTTTCTACTTCCTCGGAAGATTCCTCTGTTTCATCTTGCGTCTCCGCAGATTCCACTTCCTCAGACTCAGATTCGGATTGCTCCTCCTCTGGTTGCGCCTCTGCACCAGTGTCAACACCCTCTTGGCTGTCTAGCATGGAAGCAAAGCTTTGCGCTGCTTGGTTTACTGTAATCGAACCGACTGCTTGTGCGTTATCGGACATATTTACCTCTTAGTTTAACAATCATTTGTTTGGGGGTCTTCCCCGTCTACGTACAAGGGCAACTTCTGCCATCTTGCCTGTATCCATGACAGAGCGTAGTTTTGATCTCAAGATGTCTATCGTGGTGAGAAGCAAATAAGCTTGTTCTCTGATAGGTCCTTCCATTAATTTGGAAGACCTGATCTCACGATAGCAGTCATCTTCAATTCGTTTAAGCATCTCATTGAGAAGTTCATCCTCAAGAAGTAACTTAGCTCTGTCTCCTCTTGCGAGGTTAATTTCTAGATCGTCCATTTACATCATTGGTTGAGGCTGTTGAGGTTGTTGGCTCATTGCAAAATCAGGATTCATTTCTGGACCTTGATTCATCATTTGGTCAGGACTCATTTGAGGACTCATCTGAGCTTGTTCCATTGGAGCTTGTTGACTCATTGCAGCTTGTTGACGGATAAATTCTCTATCTCTATTCATTGCGGCATTTATTTCCGCACTTTGAATTTGTACACCATATTTCAATTCTAGCTCATATCTACGCAAAATACCATCTTGCTCAACACGATCTCTTTCGCGGTCATCAGCCATGATCGCTTTTTCACGATCCAACTGCAGTTCAGCGGCTTTCTTCTGGATATCAGCTTGGATGGATTCAGCCTGTACTTTAGCCAGAATTTCCTCTGGAGAAGGTTGTGGTGGTGGAGACTCTGGTGGTGTCCAATCCGCTGGCAATTGAGCAAAGTAATTTTGAGAATCTTTAATGCCCGCCAGTTGCAACATTTTTGCCAAGGTGTTTGTGTACTGTGGTATAGATACAACAGGATTGCTTGGACCTTGTTGGGCAATGATCTGCTCTTGTCGTGTGGCAACCTGAGTTAACAGGGCAATACGCTCTTCAAGAGTGCCATCACCAACACCCACATTGACGATCACATCCATGTTTGCATCCCATGAACGTGGGTCAATTGGCACGAATGTATTACGCAAACGCACCATACGGGCTTTGTCTTGATTTTCTGTAATCAACTTCAAGATGCCAGTAAACAACTTACGCAAACCTGTCTCAGCAAAGATACGGGCAATCATCTCAATGTGCTGATGAGCGGCATTCACAGTCGCAGAAACAGCAGCCTTTGTGGTGCTTTGCAGAGCATCTGCATCCAAACCAGAAGCGGCCTTAGAAATGCCTGTACGGGTCTGTTTAATGTCATCCAAATACTCAAGCATTGGGAACGCTGCTTGACCAACAAATGGAGTGGTAAACGGCTGAACCATGCCTGGCGCTCTCATGCGGATAACTGCACCAACTTCGGTGTTCAGTACATCGTCCATGTTGGCCTGTCCCTCAACAATCGCAGTGCGAGGATTGATAGCTTGAGCCAAGGAGTCTAAGATGCCACGTTGGACATTAGATTTAATACGCTGAATGTCCATCACAACGTCAGCGGGACACATACCAAAGAATGTATGTGGCTCTGGATCTGGACAGAAGTCAGCAAATTGACGATCAGAAACGATCTCATTGCGAACAACTTTGTTGCCAGTGCCAATTGTGCAAATCCTACGCAACTCGGCAATGCCATCGCCATCAAAGTCTACCTTTAAGTAGCCCTCAATGTACATAAGACTCTTGCTAGATGGATCACCATTGTTAGCAGTGCTAATTACCGCAAAGGGGTTACGAGCTTGGTATTCTTCATTGTTGTCAAAGTCATTGCCATTACCTGCCTCTTCAACCATTTCGTCATAGTCATAACCCATAGCGACTAGATCAGAAACAGTCTTCATGGTTCTGTGGCCTACAAAAGTAGCACCCTCAATGGACTTTGCTCTGCGGTCAATCAGGAACTCTTCAGGTGGTAAAGCCTCAATCTTTACTTTGCCAGATTTAATTCTGCGCTTGATCTCCACATCGTACAACATGGGAGGGGGAGTCATAATGCCTTGAGCTTCGTTTTGTGGCTCCATGCCAGGCATTGGGTATTCACGAACGGCAGAGATCTCAATATCTGGATCGCTAGTGAGCATCATCATGCTTTGTTCATCAAGCATTGAGAACGAATCTGCACGAACTTCAACAGACTCATCCCACCAGTATTTGATAATTCCGCACTTGCGAACTAGAGCGTCTTTAAAAGCAGAGTGGAGAATCTTGAAGCCAGGATTATCACGCTTCAGAATGAAGTCAACATAGTCGGTTGCTTGTTCAGCAGAGGCCACATCTTCAGGACCTTGGGGGGCAAACTCAACAACACGCTCTGGACCAAAGAAAATACGCATCAGGCTTGGCAGAATGCCTTGCACTGTATCGCGCACATCCATAGAAACTACTTGTGAACGTCCATCTTCTTCGTTGCCGAATGCCTGTCCATAATAGTATTCAGTAGCCAATGCACGATTGCCACCAATGTCGTCATCAATGAAAGAAATAGCATCGGTGATTTCAGCAGAAATAACGCCTTGCAGATCCTCTTCGGACATCACTTCATCTTCTTGAGCCTCGCCTTGTAAGGTTTCAGCCATCAACATTGGGTTATCTTGTTGCATTTTTAGTCCTTATCGAGTGCCAATGAATGGCAGCAGTCCTTGAGATGAATTACCATATCCTTGTAACAAAGATGGAATGCCACCCATGTAATCTGGTTGAGTATATGTTGGCTGTTGCGCTCCAACTACGCCTTGTTGCAATGCTTGTGGTTGAGAATTACTTGTTGACTCAGTTGGTTTTCCAGTTCTGGCGGCCTCAAAAACAGAAGCGGCAGTTGGATCATCTTGGTTTAAAGCAGTCAACCCTCTACCAACACCAGTTTGCTTAAAACTATTCATGGCATAGTCGCCAAGTGTTGGAGTACTTGAAGACGAACTAAGAGAAGAGATTAAGGCTGAAAGTAGTTCACCCATATCAATCGTCCTCGTCTTCCATCTCGTATTCTGTCTTAGCC